ATTTAAAACAATAACACTTTGAGGACACTTATCGGAGTTGACCCAGCGTTAAGAATAAAAGGAATGGCGGTTTGCATTATCGCAGACCGCACCATGATTTTTAAAAGGTATAAAAGGTTTGTCGATTTTATCGGAGACGTTATAACGTGGGTAGCATACGAAAGCCCCATTGTTTTAGTGGAAGATTCAAGCCTCCAGAATGTGACCTTTAATAATTCAATCAACCGAGCGATCCTTTCCCGAATGTCTCGCAACGTTGGCATGAATCAAGCCGCTTCCAGGATTGCTTATGAATGGATAAAGGAACATGACATTGAGGCGTATAATATTAGCCCTGAGGCAAAGGGTAAAAAGTTTAATAAAGACGTGTTTATGCGCGTGGTCGCAAGTGAGCGATTGAAATTTGAACCAGATTTTAAAACAGCCAAAATAAGTCAAGATGAAATCGATGCTTTCTTTCTTGCGCTTATGGCAAAAAATTATATCAAGCATGGAAAATAAAATAACAAGAGCAAACGATTTAGCTTATACTGTGAGAAAAATGGATACTATAAATTATACAGGCTTAACCAAACGTGAGTACTTTGCAGTAATAGCATTACAAGGAATAATAAGCAACAAAGATGGACTTGATATTAAAATTGAACGCATTGTTGAAAGTGCGGTCGATACGGCAGACGCCTTGATTGAGGAACTAAACAAAACAAAGTAAAATGAAAAATAACGAAATAACAGACGGATTAACCAAAGAACAATGGAAGGAAGCGCAAAGATGTTTTAACGCGCGCCCGAAGCCTATCCGCTTTGCCGACACGGTAAATAGCAAACAATCGGTAATAAATTTTTACTTGAATCCTTTGATTCCTGAGACCATGCCCACCTATCAATCAATGAATAAAGAAAGAATGGTTAGCATTTGTTACCAACTTTATCACTCAAAGGAAACCGATACTTTAAAAGAATCAGCCGCAAAGCTTATAAAACTTATAATTGATTGATTACTAATTTGTTGAATTGTTGATGTGTATATCGGGGCTGGCATTTGAACCAGCCCTTTTTTTATTTAAAAGATTACCCCTTGCGTCTTTGCATAATCCACGACCGCCCTTGCATGAGACAAAGCCAACGTATTTTGAAACACAGGGTCAAACATCATTAAGGCATCATGGTAATTTGTAAAGAAGCCGTTTTCGCTTAAGACCGCTGGCATATTGGTTTGGGTAATGACAAAGAAACTTTCCTCCTTGTCCTTATCGCCATCCGTGGTATCCATGCGATAAACCCATTTTGGAAAAGCCTCCTGAACCTCTTTAAAAAGAAACTCCGCGTAAATATCCGAACGCGTTTTGCCCTTGCTGGTGAACACCTCGAAGCCCCTTGCATTGGGCAACGTTGCCGCGTTGCCGTGGATGCTGAGGTATAACGAAGCTTCGTAATTTTGAGCGTTAATATTTGCCTTCGCCACGCGCTTTGTCAAGGAAATATCTAAGACAGGATCGTACACGCGAACCACGGAAAAACCCCAGTCAATCAAATACTGCTCAATCTTTGCCGCAACGTCACGGTTAAACACGCCTTCAAAGAACCATCCGTAACCGTGGAACTTTGCGTTGTTATGCTGAGCGCACTTTGAAGGATACGTGGTATAATTGTAAGGTAATTTTTTCTTTGCGTCAATGCCTCCGTGACCCGCGTCGAGGAAAACACAAAATTTAGATGCTTTCATATTTTTATATTTTTAAGGGCGGTGCAAATCAATGCACCGCCCTGTAAAACGCATAAGGTAGCGAATCCTGCTGCGCCTATTTCTTACAAACGAAATCCAATGAGTGAAAAAGAAAAGCTGCAGAAACCAAAGAAAACTTAGGAGGTAAATTTACAGAAATTTCCTTCCCAGCGCACTCCCTTGATGTCTCCTTAATCTTATCCCAAATTATTTGAGCAAGTTGGATATATTCGCGCCAGGTGAATTTAACTTTGTTTCCTTCAAGATGAACGTTTATTTCACTTGCCAGCTCCGCAAAGTTCATTGAGTAACAAGCCACGTCACCCATTGGTGACTTTATCCCATCTGCATTTTTCAATGCCTCTTTTAAATTAGTCTGCATATTATTTATTTTAACGATTAAAAAAACGTGTGATTAAAACGCCAAGGTTTACACCTGTTATGCGTTTAATATTTTCCGAAATAGAATAAAGCTCCACCGTTGCTATCAAGAACGCTGCCATGTATGTTATGTTCGGAAGAGAAAAGGTATTCCTTGCACCCTCGAATATCAGGATGCCACAAAAATAAACGACTATCTTTTCCATTGTACGGTAAAGTCCTTTGCTGTTTATCTTTTGTTGCTCTTTCTTTGCCGCCAGGATTCCCGTCGCCATGTCAGCGAAAACAACGAAAATTGTAAAAATTAGGAAGCCTTTAATCGGAATGAAAAACGATGCAATCCAGCCGCAACAAATGGCGTATGTAATTTTTTCCCACCCAAGATGCAAAAAGTTTATTAATGTTGTTTTCATTACTTTGTTTTTCTCAGGATTAATTTATTATCAAAATCTTTGAAAACATTTGCCTTCGTTAAATAAATAACCATTCTGTCGCCTTGATTTGGATAATTTAAAATATAACCATACGTGTCAGAAATAATAACCAAAGGTCTATTTAAAGATTCACCAATTTTAATCCTCAGGTTTCCTGTTTGATTTACAAATATTTCAGCCCCTGCCACAACCTTTACACCGTTGGCAATGGCTGAGTAATTACCAAGCCAAAACCTTTTAAATTGCTCTTGCAAATAATCAAATGAGCCTTGTATTTTTCCGTTACTCAATGACTTATCTAACTTGTTTGCGCTTGCGATAAACTTGTTTTGTCCCTCAAGTAAATTCAAGGCATCTGCCATTTTACGGGAATCGTCAACCAAGTCATTTGTAAGGAATGGGACAATTAAATTTGAATCATTGAATATTTTTAAACTTGAATTATCCGCGTCAATGATTTGCTTCACCTGCCAAATCGTGTCAGGGTCAACGAATACCTTTTTAATAATAATTGTATCCTGAGCAAAGGAATACAACGGGAAAAGGATAAAAAATAATATTTTTTTCATGTGTGTTTATTTAATTGCAAGCCAAAATATTTTAACGCTTTTACTTGAAGCTTCTGTACCATCGTAATTCCATGCTTGCACGGAAAAGGTTGTACTATTTTTTGTATAAACTTCAAATATTATTTTTTCTGCTCCAGCTAAACCAGCCGAAGTTACCAATATACTTGTTGGCGTTGCTCCAAGTCCATGCGTCACGGTAAAGGTTGCTGAGGGTGTTCCCGTGGTTGCAGTTGTTTCACCCCGTGTCATTAACCCCGTTTGCGCAACCGTTGTAACCTCACCCACCACGTTACTCCCGTCTTTTCCAAGTAAACTTGTCGGCGTTGCCGTTACCGTGTTTATTCTTACTTCGCCATTAACGTCAAGTGTCTTCATCGGTGATGCGTAACCAATGCCCACCCTGTCCGTCGAGGCATCAACGAAAACCATGTTAGCGTTGCCGTCGCTTTCCACGCGAAAGTCAGCGTCGGCTGAGGTTTCATTGAACACGGCTGAGCCATTGACTTCTAATTTTGCATTAGGTGAAGTGCTGTTTATACCAAAATTACCTTCCTTAGTAAAGGTAAAATTCCTGTTCCAAGAAGTATTGTAATTCCATAAATCAATACCATTATTTGCATTGTATTGAAATACGCCGCCTCCAACAGATGTACCTAAATATAAATATTGAGATTCTATAATATTATTTGAACCGTTATCTGTGGTTAAATTATCTATTCTTATTCCTTCTTTAACATTTAAAGACGAACTTAACGTCGTTGCGCCTGTTACTCCAAGTGTGCCGTAAAAATTTGAATTACCATCAAGGTCTATATTAAATGCTAAATTTTCAGCATTTAGATTTCTGCGAGTATAAAAACTATAACCTCCTTCGGTACCTCCAATAGTTGAAGTTCTAAATTGCATATTACTTTCGGCAGTTGGAACTATTATTTGCCTTCTTATTTCATTTCCTGTTTTAAAATCAATCCGTGTTGCAGTATTATTATCTGCTCCTTGTAAAGTAAATATACCTTGCGTAGTTGTATTGTTTACATTTAATCCCGTAAACGTTCCTGTTGTTGCGCTTAGTGTATTTGATATATTTGTTGCTCCACTAACACCAAGTGTACCACCTATTAAACTATTTCCACTTGCGTTAAATGTTCCATTGACATCTAATTGGTATTCAGGACTTGTATCATTTATGCCAACATAACCACCAATATTACTTACAGTTAATTTTGCGTCTCTTAAATCTGCGCTTCTTCCTCCATTTGCGTATGATACATTTAACAAATGTATTTTTCCAGTAGCATCAAAATAAGGAGATATTTCGTTTCTTTGAAATACAATAGCACTTGAACGATAATCGGTATTAGGTTGTCTGTATCCAAAATGGATGCCTGAATATTGAAATTGTCCTAATTCTCTTACGCCAACTGAAACAAAATCATTTGCATTAGAAATTACTTCCAATGGCTTGTAGGCAAAAGGAAAACCTATTGCAACGTTGCCTGAAAACAATGCTGTTGTCCCTGTCAACCCTCCTGTCAATGTTCCCCCTGTCAATGGCAAATACGTTGAAGCCGCCGTGCCCGTGCGCAAGTAATTTGTCAGCATTGAAGCCGTGTCACTTGTCAGCAACGCCGCCGTTGTGTCTCTCCATAATCCACCTTTATAATACAAAGATGAACTTTCAACAGGTGATGAAATGGCAACGTCATGAAGCTCTGATAATTTATAACCCGATGCTACGCGTATGGCTATTGTTCCATTGTTTACATGGCTATTGATACAAAAGCCGATTGGCATATCAATGTTTGGCGCAATAGGTTCAATGTCTGTCCAAACACCTGCCACCGTTGGCGAAGGGTAAAGGATTGCACCAGCCGCAAAGGTATCAGTATTAACCTGCCTTATTTTGCCAAATGAAATAACGTAGCCATCTTCACCGTTGCTTAAATCATGTGCCGTTATTCCAAGTAAATATTTTGCATCTATTGAGCCGTTGGCGATAAATTTAGCAACCGTTATTCTCCCACTTGCGCCCACCGTGCCATTGGCGTAAACAAGGCTTCCTTTTGTAATTGTTGAGCCTGTTTGATTCTTAACAAGCCAAAAGTTTTTGAATCCAAGTTCGTTGAAACAAGGAATCAACTGGCTGAGTGAAAGCCGCACCACCGCCGCCAACCAAGTTCCAAACGTTGGAAGTAAAATCAAACGTATAAAATTTAAGGTTAATGGTATCAAGAATCACCCATGCGTTTTGATTGTTTATCGGTTGAATGGAAGCCGTGTCTGACAATGCACCACGCCAAACAAGCCCGTCGCCAGTCGTCTGGAAACCAAGGCGTTGTTTGTTTCCTGTGTTTGGGAATTGGGCTAAAAGGGTAACGAAAGGAATAAAAAAAGAATTGAAGGCAATGGTTTTTTGCCTCCAATCTTCTTGATTATACTACTCCCCAGTTTAAGCAATACTTGTTCCACCAATATTTCACCCACGCGCCCCAATGTTTTTAAAAAACGTCTTTCTTTCTTTGGTTTTATTTCACTCATAATACTATTCCCATCGTGTTATAAATATCAAATATTTCTTCATCCTCGTCGCAAGTTGCCTCAGGACAACCAACGGCGCTGGGAATGAATCCAAGTAAATTGGTTGCGCAAGTGCATAAATAAGCCTTAATCCTTTTCTTTTTTACCTCCAACCTTTGAAGCAAAGTATCTTGATAAAATTTTAAGCCTTCAACGCCCACGTTTTGCCCGTATTCGTTATCGAGGGTATAAAGTCCATTTGTTCCAAGCTGCATCACCATATAAGGCGCTGCCTCGTAAAGAACGGCGTTGGCGCAAAATGATTTTAACTGGTCATTCCATAACGCTTGATAAGAAGTACTTGTAAATGCCGTGGAGCTTCCTTTGTCCGCAACCAAGGCATCGTAAAACGTTAACCCAACGGCAGGAATAATCCAACGGTATTCCGCGTCTTGAATGTGAGGGCTTATCAATGACTTATCAAGGCGTATGTCCGCAGGCGTTGGTCTTGCAACACCGCCGCTGATAACCTCAGACGGTTGTATTAATTGGCTCATTTGTTTCGATTGGTGAATAACCTAATATTCCCTTTTTTCATCTTGCGTCAAATTATCCTCAACCGCAATGTCACCCATGAAAGACACGGGTAAAGTATTTGATATTGAGAATTGAACGTCTTTTAAGGCTGGGTTATAAAGCCCAATTTCGGCTAAATAAGGATTTATAATTTTAGATAACATCAAGTTTTGGCGTGGTTTAATAACCGTACTTTGCAAGTATTCCATTTCCTGACGTATCTGTTGATTACTTCCAAGTTGCCCCGCGGTTGCGAAGCCTGCAAGTGACTTGCTCCATCTGTTCGCCACAACGATCGCCGAGGCTGCCAAGTTTTGCAAGTTTAAAAATTCGCCCTCGTTTTCCTTTGAGGTCGGAATCCAATCAGCTTTTAATTTTTCGTCCCTCAATACCTCTACAAATAACTTATGGTTATTTGCCATGCCTGTAAACTTGCTTTCTATTCCTTCAACAAGTTTCTTTGCCTCAGCTGGCGTAATTGAGCCGAAGAATTGCATGATGCCCGAAGGCATGAAGCCGTTTTCAAACTTGCTTGTATTAAACCTTTGAATCCTATATTCCATTTCAGCCCACATTTTAGCGCCAATCCATTCAGGTAAACCGAAGTAAAAATAGCCTGCCGCGTATTGCTTAACATGGATAACGCTTCTTTGTGTTCCGTCCTCAAATTTCTTAAAATCTGGGTACATTGGTACCTCTCTAAATCCTTCGCTTTCGTAAAATACGCCGTCGGTGGTGAGTGGCACCTCCTCCCAATTATCATAAATGCCAACAGATTTTATAATCTGATCCGCTTCCGCTTTTCTAATACCAATATTATACACGGGTACATGATAAATATAAGTAAAGGGTTCTGAACCTACTTTGCCCTTAACAATTTCGCAAAAGCTATTCCCAAAAGCATCATAGTCAAACGCAAGCTGAGCCAAAACCTCCTGCAGATTTTGACCATGTAAATTAACCTGTGAAATAACATCCTCAATTTCATTTAAAGAATCGTCGGTGATAACCTCACCCTTCATCGTGGTTGTAAGCAATGTATTTGCCTTACCCTTCATGGGAATAAAGCCGTCACCGACGACCATGTTTGTTTTATCTTCTATTATCCTTCTTAACGTCGGCGAATTATTAACAATGGCTATAAGGCTTTTTAAAAAGTCATCCTTTTGTGTAAAGAACCTTACCCACTTTGCCCCCGTGAAATCAAGCCTCTCCCGTGACGGCTCATTAAAAATATCCTCCTTTACAAGCATTGTATTGGAGGTGTCTAAAGTAACGGAAGCAAGTAAAGGGCTTTGATTCCTTTTACTTACCCTGTTGTTCCTGTTCGGGACTGCCTGTATTTTCTTTAATTGTTGGCTCATAGCTTTTTTTCTCAGGGGTATAAATGACATGTTGCCCAACGTCCTGAGGGCTTGATTTGTACCAAGCCCTCAATTCGTTTTGTGAAAGTTCGCCGATAGTTTTTCGAATGATTCCAGCTTTGCCCGAAAGGTCTGCACCCACGTAAAGCATTTGCTTACTTTTATCCCTTACTATCATACTTTATTTAATCTAAGGCGTTCATCACTGTTTCGCCGTTAACAATGTACCTTGCTTTGTTCGTGGTTCTGCAAGTAATGGTAAGCGTTTCTTGATTTGAATCGGTAAACAATGCACCCGATAAACCTTCGGCACTTGTTAACCTTGCCACCCTTTTCTTTGCCCCAATAGTTTCAACGCCCCAAATCCAATAGTTACCCGTGTTTTCCACGTGTACGCAAACCAAGCCGCACGCCTGACCTGCCATATCTTGAATAAGGTTTCTTAATTCCTGATCGCGGCAATTTATAACTCCCGTTAAACTTTGCTCAATGGCTACCGACAAAGTATCTGGATCCTGCGTCACCGTTTCCGTGAATGCTCCTGAATTGTCCCTGAATTCGACCTCGTAAAAAACGGCAGCCGTGGAAGCCATTGTTATTGCCGTGGTTGCTCCCGATGCGTTGTTGGTTATGCTTGTCACTTGATTGGCATTGGCAATGTAAAATTTGCCAATACCACCAGCGCAAGTGCCATCTGTACATTGATTAAGCCAACCGCCTGTTATTGCGCTCATTCGTTTTTGATTAGTAGCCTAAGCTGATTAATGATGGGTGAATATAATTCACGCCCATTTTGAAACGTGCCTTAATATACACCTTTTCGTCCTTCTGGTCATACCAAAGTTCCAAAGCCGTTTCAGGGCTTAATACGTCGGTTGCAAGTACCTTGTTTTGAGGCGTAGTATATTCCACATAATGCGGCTTAGCTGTTCCAAGTCCTGTGGCGATATCGTCCCAACGGAATTGAGGTACAACGGTTACTCCACGGAAAGTAAATTGTTCAACACCGTTAATTAACTGAAGTAAACCGTAGTCACCACCACCGCCGTTTTCAATGTCCTCACGAAGCTGAGAATAAACGCTTTGCGTTACATTAAACACCTTTTGGTTCGCAGGTAAACCTTTCAACTGCAAAGGAGCCTGGTCATACACCGCGCGAAGGATTGCGAAGCCGTCACCCGCGCCAAGGTCTGCGCCTGATCCCGTGTTACAACGTGGAACTAAGTCACTTGCAACCAACTGAGGATAATAAACAGTCCAAAAACCGTCTAATGAATCAAAGTTAGGATTGTTTGAAGACTGGTCGCCGAAGTAAGAAAGACGGGTAATGTCATTTCTTATCGCCTGTTGTGTACGGGTCAAAAGAATATTTTCAATCAATGTTCCCGAAACATCTGGAAGCCTTGTACCTGTTTTCAACAACTCTTCAAAAACGGTATCCTCGAACTCGTCCCAACACATTTCCAAATCAACCTTCATTTTTTCAACGTCGATTGTGCGCTGATAAATATCAACCGAGCCAACGGGATTAAATCCGCAGCCTGAGTATTTACGTACAATGTTTTCCAACTGTTGTACGAAAACCATTTTCTTTTTATTTGCAACGTTTCCAAGTACACGGAATTGTCCGCGAAGGTCATCGTCAAAAAAGACTGGTTCTAAAAAAATGTTATTTGCCTCCGTGCCTCTGAAGGACACATCTAATTGGCTTATTTCAACTAATGCCATTTTGTTTTAATTTTAAAGATTTGGGTAAGAAATGGTTGCAGACGTATTGGTTAAAACCAATGAATCTTCAATCACAAATGAAAACTCGGTCTTTGCTCCAGCCGCTGCCGTTGCAAATAACACCTTCCAATCGTTGCCTTTATTCAACGCCGTGGTTGCTATCTGTAAGATTGCCGTCGGTGCTGAGGACTGCCAGTTGGCGTATGCCTCGTTACCTGATTCGTCTACGACGGTAACCTTGTAAAAATCACTTGCACTTGTTACACCCGTCAACGGTGCAACGCTTAAGCGATTGCCAGCCGTGGAAGTGCCATAAGTGAAGGAAACGGGAATGCGATCCTCAAAGGTATCGATGCCGTATAATTGCTCCGCGTTTATCCCTTGCGCGTTGGCATACGGGTTGGTGCGGTTTAAACTGTTTTGCCCGACGTATGTATTTGAATCGAGAAAACCATTAACGTTTGCTGTTGCCATTATCTTTGTGAGATTTTGTTTTGAACTAATGAAGCGAAAGAATCAAAGTAACTCGATTTCGCTTTTGTTTCCTGAGTTTTTTCATGTGCTGAGCCGCCCGAAGGAAGTCCAACTCCTTTTTTTACTTGCGCCCTGAGTGCAACCAATTCATTTCCCAATGTTTCAAGGACCGCCTCAATTTCATTGATAGAGTTCTTTTGTTCATCGGTCTTTTTGTACATCGATTCCATTTCCTCTTTTTGCTTTGTGTGAATGGCATCCATTTCCTCAGGTGACATTACAAAGTAGCCTTTTTCTTTGAGCATGGAAATAGCAACTTCCACCTCATCGTTTTTCGGCATTTCTTCAATTACTTTTTCTTCCTCAACAATATTTGTGACTTCTTCTTTTTCGTCCATATTGTTAAGCAAAGATTTGATTTTTTCTAAAATGGAATTACCCATGTCATCGTCTTTTTTTGTATTTGTTAATAATGCGGCTGGTACATTCAAGAACTTGTTTAGGCTATTTTGCAACGGTAACATATCAATGTTTTTTTCGCCAACTTTCACAATTTCATCAATGAAGCCAAATTCCAATGCTTCCTGAGCGGTCAGCCAAGTCTCGGCTGCCATCATATTTGTAATAATTTCTTTTAGGTTGTTTTGGTATCCCCTGCGTTTAAGAACCGAAGCCGTGTAAATGTCAAGTAACTTTGCCTCCATTTTGTCCAATAATTCAGCCGTTGCCTCAAGTTCGTCGGCGTTACCCATCGTATAACTCCAAGGTCGGTGAATCATCATGAAGGCGTTTTCAGTCATCTTAACATTATCAGCCGCCAACAGTACAACCGTTGCAATGCTTGCTACCAAGCCGATTCCTGTTGCCGTGGTTTCTTCGGGGTAATTTGCAACTAAATCAGCAATACCCATTCCTTCGGTGACACTGCCACCGCCTGAGGATATTGTTAAATTAATTGGTTGCCCGTTCGCCTGGTTAATCTTTGCCCTTACCGAGTTGTAAGAATTAACCGATTCCGAAATTTCACCTAAAATATCTATGCTTACTTTTGCCATATTCTTTGCTTTGTCCTTTTGGATTGCTTTGTATTTCGCCTCAGCCCAAACCCTCATCGCGCTACCACCCCATGCGTCATACATTACTGAGCCGCAAATTTCCGACCCATCTTCATCAAAGTATTTACCCTGGTCATACGTTTCCGCGCGGCTTAAAAAGGAATAAGTACGCTGAACCGTTTCTTCGCTTAATCCTTCACCGTTGGCGATTTGATTTGCCCGTTGCCAGCCGACAAGCGTTCCGCAATCAGACCCGTTCTTTTCCTTATGGTCAAGTGCGCGTCGTGCGTTGTTCTTTGCAGCATCTGGATAATCGGCGTATGTCATAAAAGAAAAATAATTTATTTACAAAATTACTCGGTCTCGTTTTTATCTTTTCTTTTTTGCTTGATTTGATAACCAAACCTTTCAGGGTGCTGAACCATATTGTAAACGTGCTTCTTTGAAATACCCGTGCGTATGCTTATTTCCATCATGGCGTCCATCTTTGAATCATTTGAATAAAGGCTATTTGGATAAAGCTGCATGACCATATATTTTGCAACCGTCTTTTCCTTTACCACGTCGGTTTTAACCAGGAAGGAAATAAGATGAAAGAAACTGGGAGTTATTCCTTCCTTTTGGCAAAATGCACTGTATTTATTCAAGATTTCATGCGTAAAATCCTGTAACAAATCACCATTAATCATTTCAAATTCATCCATTTTCGTTCCAATATTGTACTATTTGCCTCATTTTACCAACTACTTTTGTTCGACACGCGGGACAATTTCGACGCTCAGGCTCATAATGATTAACAAAATTGTTATAAACATTGAATAAATAATCCATATCATTCGGGTCAATACTCAAAACCCTGTATGTCCTGTTTACCGTGGCGGTAACTTGCGCCTTGTATTCCTCAGGGATTCGTGAACCAAGTTCCCCCCAGATGCTATCCGTTTTCATACAATTACACATTTATAAAGTGGCGTTTATTCTGTCAATCCTGTTGTTTATCGCGTCCGTTTTTGCCTCCATGACTTGCAAAAATTCATTCATGTTCCCCTGTAAACCCATGCCTTGTATCGGTGGATTAATCGGTGGAACCATGCCACCCTCGGCGAAACCTTTGATACCAAGCCGCCTGAACGTGGGAGAACCGCCAAGTAAACTTTGTTGGCGTTGGTTCAATACAACCTCACCGCGTTTAACGTATGCAAGTACATTGTCACCGTTTGAACGCGTTGGTATGTTTTGCTTTTGATTTACCCGTTGCCCTGTGACCACGCCACCCTCGGCAAGGGGCTGGGCGATAATCGTCGCCGTTTGAATGCCTGCGAAAACACCTGCGGAAATGGCTGAACCAATGGTAAATGGAGGGCCAGGCGGAACGGCTAAAGCCCTGTTTACCGCTAAAGCGCCCTGAATGATTGATTGAAGAATAGCAATTTTCTTTTCAGCCTTCGCCGCCTTTAATTGTAATGCTTCGGCTTCTTTGTTTCTTGATTCTAACAACGCCTTTTCTTGAACAATCTCTTTTTCTAATCGCCTCTTTTTTATACCACTTGCCTTTTCCGCTTTGGCTTCAAGCGTTGAAATATTTTCTTCTGTCAATTCAATCTGCTCATTTAATTGGTCAGCATCCTTTTTAAAACGCGCTTGCTGAACCGTGGAGAAAAAGTCGGTTACTAAAGAAGCGGTTTGCAAATAAGTTTCAATTCTTTTGGCGCGTTCCTCTAAATCTTCCTCTTCCTTTTTCTTTTGTTGTTCCCTAAAGTCGTCCGCGTTTTTTGTAACCTCTTTAAATACCTTTTGAATATCTTCAACCTCCTTTTTTAATAACTCAGGCGGCTTTGTTGTTAACGGAAGCGTTGCAAGTTGCTCAGCGTTTTTCAAGTTGTTAAGCAAATTACCACGCGTGGCATCGGCTAATATTTGGTTCTGTTGTTCAACCGCTGATTTGATTTGATTATTAATTGCGTTCAACTTTACCGCAAGTTCCTTCTGTGTTCCTGAGCCAACCACGGCGTTTGAAAACGCGCTTTGCAGTTTACTTCGTTCATCCTCAAGGGCTGCAAGGGAACCCTCCGCGTATTCTTTTGCCGCGTCCCTTCCTCCTTTATTTGCTGTGGTGCTTAACTCTTTATTTTGGGTTTTTAACCTTTTCTTTTGTTCTTCGGCGTTTTGCTTTTCAAGTGCTATTCTTTCCTTTTCCGCTTTCTCAATAGCTAACTTATCCTCCTTATCTATCTTTTGTTTTTCGGCTCTAAATACATCTCGATTTGCTTTTAATGCACCGCTGATACTTCCTGTTGTAAAAAAGGTTGTTAACCCTGCCCCCATGGCTTTTAAGGTTGCAGGAAACTCATTGGCAAAATCAAGTAAACCACCTAATAGATTGTTAAAAAATATCTTTGCTTTAGAGGATATAATTGTAAATTCCCCACCAAACTTTGTGAATGATTCATTTAATTCCGATTGACTTGCCTCTAAATCTAAGTTTGTTTGATAAAGAATCTCCTGTTGTGTTTGATATTGATTTGTTGACTTTGTTACATCGTCGGTATTTTTTAAAATCTTTTCCAACGAAAGAATATAAGCCAACCCAGCATCTTCACCAGCTGCACCGAAAACGTCTGCGATAACCGTTTGTAATTTGTCGCCCGCAACCTCGGTATCACCCATTTTACCGCTAACCAACGATAAGGCTTCGGCGGTTGTAATTGAGCCGTTGTTTAAATTCTCAAATAATTCTCCCGTAAATTCTTCGCCAAACGCTCCCACTAAAGCATCTTTTGAAGTCTTTGTTTGCTCCCTAATTCTTAATCCAAATTCCTTAACAACATCCAAGCCCTTATCTGAATAAATACCTTGGTTCGCTGCCTCGATTGAAATGGCTAAATAATCTTTAATACTTAATCCAGCCGCCGCAAATTGAGCGGGATATTCTTTTAAGTTATCTAAGAACTCACCATTACTATCTGCGCCCTTTCTGAACCCTGCCTCAATCGCGTCCAATGCCTCATTGAAACCAATGCCCAATGCTTTACTTGCGGTATTAGCTGCAACGGTTATGTCGTTTACATCTTTTTTATATGTGGTCGATATTGCTTTTGACTTGCTTACAAAGTCTGTTAAAACATTTCCCGTCGCGCCCGTAAACGCTGCCACCTGATTAGAAAGTTCTTTTGTTTCGGCGACTGATTCATTTATACTTTGAAATATTTCAGATATACCACTAAATAGGGTTAATGCTATTCCAATAGCGCCAAGCGATTTATTAAACGCTCCCGTCGTTTGAGTTAACCCATTTATTCCCTGAGACAAACCGCCTATTGTACCCGTCACTTGTCCCAATGTTCCCCCACGCTTCGGGAAAAATTGCCCTAATGCCTCAGTATATCCCCCG